GGTAGTAGATCTCCATCCCTTCGCGGAATAGCGTCTCGACATAGCCGCCATCGCGCTCTGAGCGGGCGATGATCTCAACCTCAGCCATTGCGCTCCTCGCGATGGATCCATGTCTTTAGGCCTGCCACATAGTCGCGCAACACCTGCGCCTGCTGCAGGTGCCAGTCCTCGCCAGAGTCAAACCAAAGCCGGTTATGGCGATCAATAGCCTGCAATGACTGGTGGATCAGCACGTTCCACGGCTCACGGATTGGCGTGTTGAATTCACGCTTGGACACGGCGACCAGGCGGCCTTCATCAGTCTGGCGAAGGCAGCGCTCGATCAAACATCTCGCAGCTGGCGCCGTATCGCCCGCCACTGCGCTTCGACTCCGGGATCATCAGCTCGCACCGTTGCCTCGACATATCCCACTGCAGGCAGTCCCAGCACATCACTCCGGCCTCCCGTGGCCTGATGCTGGCTAGCGCTGCCTGGAATACCGTCTCGGCTCGCAGCAATGCCTCCTGCAACTGGATGGTGCCAGTGTCGACATCGAGCTGGTGCTCTGCTTTCGGTCCAAGCGTGATCCGAGCGTGCCAAGTCCGATCAGCGCGATCGCATACCAACAGCAACCGACCGGACTTCAGACGGATCATTCATCTTCGCCGAAACTGGGCTGGTGGTACAACCGCTCCAGCTTGATCGTGATTGGCTCGCCTTCCACGATGTCGACTGGATCGGTCATATCCTTCGCGACGAACACCAGCCGCGATCCATGCGGCTTGATCACCAGCAGGCCGATGCGTGGTGATTGGGCAAGCAGGCGCAGAGCAATGCGCTCTAGCCAGTTCAGCTGCAGATGTTCGAGCATGACTCCATCTTGGCGATCAATCGGTTGAGATACCACTCCGCTTTCTTGGCATCTTCCAGTGCGTTGCCCTTGAGCCACATGCGGATCATGTACTTGAGCGCCTGCCCCTGCAGGTATGCCGGCACCATGTGCGGCGCATCGCTGATCACCGACTCGATGAAGTCGATCGCCTCGACGGTGCCGGCCTGGTAGTGAGCCGGATGGTTCACGAGGTCTGCTGCTCTGCGTTCTTCCATTTCTTGCGCGTGATGATGTTGTGGATGTGGGTGAAGCTGACCCCATAGATGGCGGTCAGCTGTTTAATGGTCCATCCCGCAGCGTGCAGTTTGCGGATGTCGATGGCGTTCTGCGGCGTCAATACAGCGTTACCAGGCACATGGCCTGGCTTGAAGCTGGTGCTGGTCGGCGCCTTCACCGCCACTTCTCCCCCATCAGCACCTGGCGGCAAACCTCGATAGCCTGCTGCGCCTGCTTCTGCGTCATCACCGATTCGGTTTCGTCCATTGCGCGGGTAACGCGATCTAGCAGGGCGGCGTAGTCCGTATCGCGGAAGTTAGCGGCGATGTCCAGCGCAAACTCCTCCCACAGGCCGGTGAGCGTGCCACGCAGTGGATGGCCATATGGCAGCTCCTTGCGGCCGCTGCGCTGGTACAGCGCCTCCATCATGTCGGCGCGCTGCTGGTCGAGTTGCGTGGTGGTCATTCGTCCAGGTACTTGCGAAGGTGAAACAGTTCAGCGCAGAGCTGTTCGCGGTTCTTGATGCCGCAGGTGTTGTGCAACTGATCGATGCGAATGTCGATCAGCAGGCGGAGGCGATCACGTTCTGATGCCTGGCCAGCTTTGAAGGTGTTGCTGCCTTCGAGCAGGCTATAGAGGCGAGCACGGGCAGCGTCGTTCATCGCTTGCCCAGCTCGATTTCAATCGCAGCCTGAAAGTAGCCGGCGATCTTCATCCGCCGGAACTCAGTGCCGGCGTCCTCGCTTTGCTTGTCCTCGCAAAGGTCCAGGTTGTGCCTGGCCTCATGGAGTGATGCCAAGGTTTCGATGTTGAGCAGTTCCAGCTCGGCGGTGGTCAGCTCGGCCAGCTTGTCGATGTAGACCAGCTTCGCCAGCAGGAATGAACGATGGAACGGAATGATGGCTTGGTTGTCAGTCATGATGCAACTTCGATTTCGGCGGATGGCCAGCGGTTCTGGGCGTAGCGGATCGCAGCGCCGACATTCTCGGCGCGAGTGATCCAGAGCATCGGCCGAGCGCCGCTGGGGTAGATGAGAAGGCGGTACTCCTTGGTGCGGGCACCATTGCGCGGTCTGCTGATTCCTTCGCCATAAACGCCTTGGTCCTCGGGATCAGTGCGCCACTGGAAGGCGATCGGTGAATTAGACATGGACGTTCGGATCAGTTACAGATTCAGGATTGAGCCACTCGATTTGGTTCCAGAATGGAAGCCAAGTGTCGGCGGCGATCAGCTTGGCCTCGGTCAGGCTATGGGCGTGGACGCATTCGACCACATTGGCTTCGCGGATCGTGAAGTAAAAGCGGCGGGGGGTCACTTGCGCACCTCCACCAGCTGCTGGGTGCCGCTGTGAGTCATGCCTGGCTGGTTGCCGGCTTCGATGCCGATCATTGCGAACACGGCCGCAACGACCAGAAAGCAGATTGCGTTGTTGATTCGGTTGATCATGGTGATGAAGATCGGCCTCGGTGGCCGTGCGTCAATAATGCACCGCTGACGGGGCACCTGCCACAGGCGTGTGACAGTTCTTCACACGGCACCCTCGCCCACTGCCAGCTCGATCGGCACCCGCAGCTCCGGCTTGCTCTGTCCCTTCACCCTGCGACCCCATCCCACCACCGCAGGGCTGACAGGCAGCTCGACCGTGAACCAGACATGGCCGCAAGCATTGCAGCCCCGCTTGCGCACCGTCACCTCGGCGTCGCGGTTGTTCGTTGCCATCGCCTTGATGTCACCATTGGAGCACCTGGGGCACTGCATTGCTATCGTTAGATGTACCCCACTGGTCTAGCACAATGCAGTTCGGTGAGTGGATGGCTGTCACCCTTTCGGCAGAGCAGCAGTTTGAAATCGAAAAACATGCCCGCGCTCTGCTCAACAGCAAAGACGCGGGCACCATGGCCGTCGCTCTCTACAAGCAGGCCTGCTACCAGCAACAACTGCTCCAGCAGGCTGTCAACGAGATCGCGCGGCTCGAATGTGAACTGATGGGGCGCTAGAACATATCGTCGCCAGCATCGATGGTCAGCACCACTCCATCGGTGGCCGCGGCCAGCTTCTGCGCAGCATTGCCAGGATCCACCCAGTCACGCGGGGGCTGCCCCACTGCGCTGATGTAGTTCAGGCCGGACTTGGCCTGCTTCTTCCAACCACTGATGGGCACCTGGACGCTGCCGTACTGGTCTGGCGACTGGCTCATCACAAAGCGGCAGAAGGCGTCCAGCTCCTCCACCTTAATGTTCATCATCCCGGAGAAGTCGACCTTGCTCTCAGGCTTGGTGGACTTGAAGATGCTCAGGTTCAGCTTGAAGCTCATGGTTAGTCGTTGGTGATGGTGTTGGCCTGTTCGTATTGCTCCACCCCGGCCATTGGGTAGAGCACGAAGCCTGGCGTGCGGAAGTACGCCGGACCTTTGCCAGCCTTACGCCAGCGCATCAGGGTGTCGCGATGGATGCCCCAACGCTCAGCCAGTTGGCTAGCAGTTAGGTATTCAGAAGAGTTCATCGCTCTCAGGCTCGGGGGCAGAGTCGGGGGCAGACTCAGGGGCAGGCTGCGCGATGGCAGCATTCAGATCCGCCACGCTGGCGGCTGGTGCCTCGCTGACGCTCACCGGCTGGATGTCGACCACCTCCTCCTGGCTCTGGATGCCGACCAGCAGATCGGGCACATACAGACGCCCGAACATCGCTGCCGCGCGATAGCGCAGCATCAGCTCCGGCATCGTCTTCCACTTGCTGCCGGCCTTCGTCGACCAACCTTCAGCGCGTGCCATCGCCATGCTCACGGCAGGTCCGGTCACGGTCTTGCCTGAGGCCTTCTCGACTGCAGAGCAGCGGCAGGCCATCTCCTCGCCCTTGCCGGCCAGTTCGTACTGCAACGGCTCGAACCGGCCGCAGCCGTTGATTAGCGCAATGATGAACTGGCTGCTCCAGCTTGGGCGGCCGTGGATGATATGCAGGTTCTGCATCACCTGGAACGGACTCATCCGCATCCGGTTGGCGATCTCCAAGGCGACCAGGCAGTTCGCGAACCCCTGCTGCCCTTGGAACTGAGGTGGAATCAGCGTGCTGCTGGCCAGTGCCTTGGCAATTCGCTGGGCATCCTCGAAGGCGGCGATGCCGCTGAACACCGATCCGCTGGTGGTGGTGAGTGCTGTGCTGTCGGTCATTAGAACTCCTGGATTTCTTCAACTGCTTGCGTAGCCTTGCTGCCTGTCATCCAAGCGGGCAGGCTGATCATCTCGATCTGGTCGCTGTAGCCAGGCCACCGATCAGCACCGCGGCACTCGGCTATCCGTTGTAGATCCCGCGTGGCGGTCTCCATGCCGAGCTGGATCATCTCCTCATCAGCGGCATAGCAAGCGACGGCATACGGCGCCTTCTTCTCCACTGCGATGAAGATGAACTGCGCTGGCCTGATGCCGGTGGCCTGCTCAAGTCCCCAGGAGTACCAGGCCGCCTGCACTCCGTAGCGCCACTGGCCGATCGACTTGCGGAACCCAGCAGGACTGGCGTCCTCGGTGGTTTTGAGATCTACCACGATCGAGCCGTCACTGGTCAGCCAGTCCGGTCGGCATTTGCACTCCAGGCCAGTGGCAGCATCGGTCCACATGTGAGTGGTCTCCGCCTGGCCGGGCAGGTTGAGCAGCATCGCAGCAGCGGGATGGCTCAGGATCGATCTGCCCATGTGCATCACATGATCAGCGTCATCACGGCTCAGCACCGTCTTGCCGGCGGCCTCAGCCTCAAATGCTGCCCAGGCCTCCTTTCCTGCCTTGGTGCGGCGATCGATGCCATCTGGTGCGACGACATATTCCTGATCCCATTTGTGCAGCTCCAGCACATGGGTGTGCAGCGCACTGCCTAGGCGCATGGCCGGCGTCGGTTCAGGGGTGATGCGCTTTGGATCGATATACCGCGCCCAATAGTGCAGCGGTGATCGCGCGATGAGATCCAGATGCGACTTTGAGATCGCGGGGTGTGCGTGATAGTCGGCGTTCTCCATGTGGTGTGGCGACTTGCGCCACCCTATAGCCTGTTGCCATCAGATGCAACCCCATGCAGCTCCGCGGCTACCAGCAGCAGGCGATCGATGATCTCCGCAACGCCTACCGCGCTGGTCACCGTGCGCCGCTCCTATGCCTACCGACCGGCGGTGGGAAGACCATCATCTTCTCCGCCATCGCCAACTCGGCCGCAGCGCGTGGCAAGCAGGTGCTGATCCTGGTGCATCGCCGTGAACTGCTCCACCAGGGCAGCCGCAAGCTCAGCGATATCGGCCTGGATCATGGCCTGATCGCTGCTGGCATCGCCGCGACGGACCAACCAGTTCAGGTGGCATCGGTGCAGACGCTGGTGCGGCGCCTGCCAACCATGGACTGGCAGCCATCACTGATCATCATCGATGAGGCGCACCATGCATCAGCTGGATCTTGGACAACAGTCCTGGACAAGTGGCCTGATGCCTATCGCCTGGGCGTCACCGCCACGCCGTGCAGGCTGAGCGGGGCAGGCCTGGGCACTGCCTTCGATCAGCTAGTGCTAGGTCCATCCGTTGCCGATCTCACCGACTGGGGCTTCCTGTCGCCCGCTCGCATTTACGCCCCACCAGTGGTTGCAGATCTGACTGGCCTGCGCCGCCGTGCTGGTGACTATGCAGCCGATCAGGCCTCGACGGCCATGGATCGCCCTACCGTCACCGGCGACGCCATTGCCCACTATCAACGCCTGGCGGGGGCACAGCGTGCGATCGCCTTCTGCTGCTCAATCGATCACGCCAGCCACGTCGCCGCATCCTTCAATGCAGCAGGCATTTCAGCCGCCACACTTCTCGGCAACACGCCCGATCGCGATGCTGTCGTTGCAGCATTTGACGCCGGCTCAGTGCAGGTTCTGGTGACTGTCGATGTGGTCAGCGAAGGCTTCGACATCCCAGCCGCTAGCTGCGCCATCCTGCTGCGGCCTACACAGTCTTTGGGGCTCTATCTCCAGCAGGTAGGCCGTGTGCTCAGGCCTGCGCCAGGTAAAGACCACGCCCTGGTGCTCGATCACGTTGGCAACGTCCACCGCCATGGCTTCCCGGATGATCATCGCGAGTGGAGCCTGGCTGAAGGTGCCCGGCGTGGCAATGCTGGCACAGCAGCGCCATCAGTGCGCACATGCCCGGAGTGCTACGCAGCGTTCAAGCCGCAGCCGATCTGCCCGTGCTGTGGCGCCACCTGCGCACCGATCAAATCGCGCGTCATCCGCGAGATAGCCGGCGAGCTAACCGAGCTGCGGCGTGAAGCCGTTCGCGCCAGCAAGCGTGACCAGGGCCGCGCCCGCACCCTCCCACAACTGCTCGCCCTAGCTAAGGAACGCGGCTACTCTCCTGGCTGGGCGTATCGGATCTTCCACGCCAGAACGGGCTAAGTTGGGGTGCCCCTGCGCGCGCTAACGCCAAGGGCATGACCACCCGCTGTTCCGAGTGATGCCTAAAGTTAAACCACTTCCGCCACTAGAAGAGCTAGAGCACTTGCTTGATTACGACCCGCAAACAGGGGTATTCAAATGGAAGGTGTCACGCGGTAGTGCATCAGCGGGGAGAAAAGCTGGAGTTTATGGGAGCAGGTACATTTGCATAAGAATAAATAAACAAGATTTGTATGCTCACCGAATTGCTTGGTATTTATTAAATAAAAAAGACCCTGGTTCTTTATCGGTTGATCATATTAACGGAAATTCCTACGATAATCGGGCTAGCAATTTAAGAATTGGAACCCATAGTGAAAACTTGCGCAACAGAGGGGCACAAGCAAACAATACAAGCGGCTACAAAGGAGTTGTTTTTCGCAAAGACACTAAAAAATGGACGGCCAAAATCACCGTGAATGGCCATACGGTTAATCTTGGATGCTTCTCCACCCCCGAACTAGCCCACATGGCCTATTGCAAGGCCGCGGCAGAATTGCACGGGGAGTTTGCCCGTGGCCAATGAACGCTGAGACCGAAATCCAGCAGCGCATCCGCCTCGCACTTGGCACCCATCCCGAGATCCGCCTGTTCCGTAACAACACCGGCACCCTCCCAGATCCACGCACTGGCCGCCCTGTTCAGTTCGGTCTCGCCCGTGGCTCAGCAGACCTGATCGGCTGGCGCACTATCACCATCACCCCTGAGATGGTTGGCACCAAGATCGCCGTGTTCACCTCGATCGAAGTCAAGACACCCACAGGCCGCCTATCGCCTGCACAGCACGCCTGGCTGGGCGTTGTCCGCGGAGCTGGTGGCATCGCTGGCGTCGCTCGCTCAGTGCGCGACGCAAATGAGATCGTCGGATAGCTTGCCAACCTTGCCAACCTGCTCCACACTCTGACGGCTATCACATCAGAGCCCAGTGGCCGCCATCGTCGATCAACTCTCATCCATCCCAGATTCCTGGGCACTTGTCGCAGTCGGCAATGACAAGCGCCCTTATCAGCCCGAGTGGCAGAAGAATCCCCTCAGCAAGAGCCAGGTCGAGGCTGAGCTGGCCTCAGGCCGTGCCGTAGCCGTCGGCGTCCTCGCAGGTCCACCATCTGGCGGTCTGCTCTTCGTCGATCACGATGGCCTCGGTGCCTCGCAGGTCTTGGAATCCCTTGGGACATCACTGCGTGAGCTGCCTAAGTCCTGGGCGGTCACCTCCGGCCGTGATGGTCGCCTGCAGATCATCTACCAGGTGCCTCACGGCTTCTGGGACCAGATCAAGACCACCAAGCTCCGCAGCAACATCAAGGGCGAGCAGCTCGAACTCCGCTGGACCGGCTGCCAGTCCGTGGTCCTCGGCAAGCACCCGATGACCGGCTCCTATCGCTGGCTTAAGGACCGCGCACCGTCAGATCTGCCCCTCGCCGAAGCGCCATCGATCCTGCTGCAGCAGATGCAGCGCCCCATCGAGACGCCGCCGCTTCTGCCAGCACCGAACCCAGTCGATGATGCCGAACGCGCTCGCAGTTACTTAGCCAACATTTCCACTGCCATCACCGATGACTACGACGAATGGGTCAAGGTCGGCATGGCGCTCCACTCCATAGGTGATGACTCCCTGCTCGCTGATTGGATCCAGTGGTCTGCAGCGTCCGGCAAGTTCAAGGCTGGCGAATGCGAGCACAAGTGGTCCACCTTCAAGGCTGGATCCGGCGGTGTAGGCCTCGGCACCCTGTTCCACCTGGCCGGTGGCATCAGCCCCAGGCAGCAAGCCATCAAGGCGTTGCAGTCCGTGCTCGGTCCTGAAGTTGCCCAGGCCGCCAACACCGCTAAACCCATCAAGCTCGAATCAGGCGAACTGCTCACCCTGCTCCGTCAGCAGCTTGGTGATCGCCTCCGTTTCAACATCTACAACCAAGCCGTTGAGCTGGATGGCACACCAGTCACCGATATCGAGCACTACTACCTCCAGCTCGCACAGCTCAGCATCAAGGTCAGCAAGGAATTGGCAGCCGATGCCCTGGTCTTCGTAGCCAAGGAGAACCAGTTCGATCCCGTCCGTGACTACCTCGATCGCGTCGCCGAAGAAGTCCAGCCTGCGTCGATCGATCACCTAGCCACCGCTTACTTACGCCCAACCGACCAACCCGGCACGCTCTATGACGCCATGCTGCGCTGCACCCTCATTGCAGCAGTGCGCCGCATCTATGAACCAGGTGCGAAGCACGATGCCGCCTGCGTGCTCATGGGACCGCAAGGCTGCGGCAAGTCCACCTTCTGGCGCAACCTCGGTGGTCCCTTCTTCTCTGATGCCTTAGGCGACATCACCAACAAGGACGATCTACTGCTCGTCGGCAAGGCCTGGATCCATGAGTGGGGCGAAATCGATCGCATCACCGGGAAGAACCACGCCGGCAAGATCAAGGCCTTCCTGTCTCGACAGACCGATATGTATCGCGTGCCATACGGCAAGGCGACAGAGGACTTCCCTAGGCGCTCGATCATCGTGGGCTCCACTAACAGGGACACCGGCTT